ATATCGGCTTCTCTAATGATTCCGTTATCCCAAACCCATGCTTTATTTTCCATAATTCCACGCACATATGCATCTGGTGCTGAAGGATCGGCTACAATATCTGCACATGTCGCAAGATAAAAATCGTTTCCAACAACTTTAGTTCCATCTTTTCCTTCTACAAGACTACCTAATCCTCTTGTAGATACGCCCAATGTTGCGCCTTCGGCCATCAAATTCTTTACGATATTACCGTACGGCGTGTCCATAATTTTTGCTTTACCGATGAAGTTGTTTCCATCTTGACGCAAACTCTTAGTAATGTGCGATACACGTTCTAAGTTAATAGTTGGACCATCTGGATGTCCTAACTCACCGTAAGCACGATTCTTCATCACATGCTCAGTAACATATCGTTCTGTTTCTTTTTGCAAAACTTCTAATGGATACATTCTTCCATTACGATTTTTTTGTTCTGCTTGCATGAACACGCCTTCAATGAAGAAACTTCTACCGCCAGCTTCATTAGCTTCAGTAATGATATTTACTTGTTCGTTAATTTCTGTAATTAGTTTCATTTGATTCCTGCCGATGTTCTTTTTTTAATTGATTTGGTTCTCTTTCTGAGAATCATTGCCATTTTTGGGGCACGTTTTCTAGCCGCCTTGCGCTGTGCAATTCTACGATGCATTTTTTCTTGTGAAGTCATTCTCACAAGTTTTCCCCCAACGACTTTATATCCAGGAGTCAAAGAGACAAGTTTTCTTCTTTGCACTTCACCATCACGAACACGATTAACTTTTGCAAATCGTGCTTCATCTATTTCTTCCCCCGATAAAGATATAAAATCTTTAAACTTTAACATATTAACTACCAGTCACGCCATCATCAGTAGTTTCACGGCTAGAATATCCAGCAGTCTTCTTGCCTTCTAATATGATTGTATATCCAGCACTAGCAGTAAATCCTGTAGTAGTTAACAAAATATCTCCATTGGCTCCAGCGCCAGCATTGTTTGTGAGTGGTGCTTGTAAATTTGTTGTCAAATCTAAAGTGCCTGAACCAGTCAAAGTTACAATAGTTGTGTTTGATGTTCCTCTCCACGACAATGTAATTCTAGGGTCTTGCAATGATGAAGTACCTCTTGCTACATTCCAAAATATTTTATTAATTGAAAGTCTTTGAGTTGATCCGCCATCAGATGCAATTAATGTGTTCGCAGAAACTTTTACTACGCCTGCTTCGCCTGTGCCGTCAGAAATGTTTGTTAACTTAACTGCCCATGCAGTTGCGCTATCTTTTAGCGTTTGTGAGGTTACGGTATCTGCCATTTTATTCTTCCGCTATAGTTTTTGCAAATGCTAAAAGTACTTCAACATCTTCTTCCAACTGATTCAAAAAGATTTCTTGATTGCTTTCGTCTAGCTTGTCATACAAATCAGAAAGTAACTCAACGTCTTCTTTCTTCAAAGCACCACGTGCCTGTGCGGCTTTAAGCATTGCAACTCTATCTTGATAACCTTTGATACCTGGCTTGATATCTTTAGCGGCTTTCTTTTCAGCGGCATTTGGATTGCTAACATGTTTCATCGTAGTCTTAGACTGATGACTCTCAGCTTCACCGAATGGTTGCTTGTTGTCAAGTTTGTCGGCTTTGCGTTTACCTTGACCCTCTTTTGTTTTGTCCACTGATCCAAGTTTTGCAAGATCGGCAGGAAGAGGTTTAACTTCAGCAACTTTATTATCCGGCGCAAGTTTATCTGCACCTATCAGTTTTAATTTTTCGACTTCATCCAACTGAATGAACGATTTAAAGGTCTTCATCTACATTTCCTTCTGAACTTGATTGAAACTCGGTTTCTGAATCATTTGATTGTTGTTCTTCTTCATCTTTAAAAATTGAACCAGCTAGTTCCATTTTTCTAACTTGTAAATGATCTTGAATTTTGTCATTTAACGCATTAAGAATGGAGTCTTTAAATTCCGATGGTTTAGCATCGTAAGCATGATTAATAGCAGTTTGAATTTCTTCCATAGTATATCTCCTTGAATATTTATATTATTTATACATTCCAACATTTAAGCGTTGTAATATGGCATTAAATAGTCTCTACCATTTATGTTTACGGACATGAATCCTACTGGATTGCTTGGCAATGTTGCATTTCCCGATGTTGCGGTTTCTGATAGAACAGATGATGGATTAATTCTAATACCACCTGCAATAACGACTGCATCATTCTCGCCGACTTTAGAAATGTTATCGTTCTTAAAGACAAGCAATCTATGAATATTGTCAATGAATGTTGCAGTACCAAAATTGTTTGTAGATGAAATACCTAAAGGTGCAATCGGTCTTCGCATTGCAGGATCAGGAATTACTAATGTGGATTCAATTGATGGGAACGGAACGTCCCTAATCTGCATGTTAATTTTGAAATCACCGAACTCGATTGTAGGTGATATGCTTGAGAAGCTAACTATTGGTATTATCGAATGGGAACCAATAGTTGAACTTGAATCTAGTGTGTCTACATATATTTTTGTATTTAATTGATGCAATCCATACGCTATCGTTGGATCAATCGCATAGTCATATCTATCACTAAGTTGAAGTATAGTGTTTGACGATTCCGTTTGTATCTGTACATTTTCTACGTCACGAATTATGCCGTCAAGTTGTATGACTTGAGTATTAGCCATGATTTAATCTATGTCAAAAATTAAAGAGCAAAAATTCTGCTGGATCCGCTAGAGAATGCTACTGTAATATCTCCACCGTTTGGTAGAATAGGTAATCCTGTTGCGCTATCAATGTATGCAATAAGTCTAGATGTTCCTTGAACTGCACTATCCGAGAAAATAATTAATGCTTCAGCATTTGCACCGGTCACAGACGAAAACAACGCATCATCAGCATCAAAAACTCCGTTAGCGATTGTTTTATTAGTTAATGTGGTTGTAGAAATTACTGCGCTATTCGAAATATCGCTTCGGTATTGGTGTGACGTACTGTAAGTATAAACTCCAGTATCGATAAGTGCAATAGTAATGGTATTCGCTATCATATTGATAGAACCATTTAAAAATGCCTCTTTTGCTTTTGGATAAAGTGCGTTTGCCATGTATAAGTGCCCCTAAGTTTTTACTTATTTATAAAACAACCGGTGTACCGATTTTTATGAATGCTTTTGTTGGTGAAATTGCGTACCCAATTTTTAAAGAAAATGCCGCACCATCAATAGTAGAAGTTGTCACTATATTGCCAGCATCACCAAGATATAAAGATTGCTCTGGAGTCCAAGCCCAAGATGGATTTGTGATAGATCCAAATGTAACAGTTTGTCCTGAATTATTTAAAACGCCAAGAATTTTATCAACTTGTGACGATTGCAATGCAGAAGCAAGAATTGTTTCGCCATTTGCATTTAATGCAACCATTCTATATGAACTTGCATTATTATTATTGAAAACAACATTTAAAGATTCAGATGCACCACCGCCTGTGTTTGTGTTAGCTTGATTGTACGCCGCTTGCGCTAGAGTGGTTGCTGTATTGGCTTGTGTATATGCGTTATTTGATGTTGTTCTTGCAAGTATATCCACACCATCATTAAACGCACGTTCGTATGCGGCTTGTGCAATATCGTATGCATCATCCGCAAGCGTATAAGCACTATTGGCTTTATCGTATGAATTGTTTGCTGTTGTTCTTGCTAATGTGTCATATCCGGCTTGGCCACCAGTATTAGCTTGATTGTATGCGGCTTGTGCTAAAGTAGTTGCGGCATTGGCTTGACCGTATGCTGTGTTTGCAGTATTCCATGCATTACTCGCCCGTGTTCTAGCAATATTATCTACTGTACCACCACCGCCACCCGATTGTTCTACGAAAACAAATTTCTGTGATGCTTCATCAAATGATAATACATAACCATCGGCAATACTATTTCTATCAATGTCATCTAAGTAACGTAGATTTACTTCACCGCCTCCGGATGAACCACCACCGCCAACACCACTTGATATGATGCTATTGACTTTTGCTTTATATTGACTTACATCTTTTTGTAAAACTTCTTTAAACTGATTGACAGATTGTTCAATAGCTTTTAAGTCTGCGTCTTTACCATCCTTACCTGGAATACCTTGAATACCTTGCGGTCCAATTTCACCTGCGGGTCCTGCTGGTCCTTGTTGTCCATCTCTTCCGTCTTGCCCCCTGTCGCCCTTGTCTCCCTTAGGTCCTCGCTCACCTTGAAGACCCTTTTCTCCAACTGGTCCATCTGGACCAGTTGCGCCTGCTTGTCCATCTCTTCCGTCCAGACCATTTTGTCCATCTGCGCCCCTATCACCCTTCTCGCCTTTCTCGCCACGTTCTCCAGCGATACCTTGTTCGCCTTGTGGTCCGTCAGCACCAGTGTCGCCTTTATCGCCTTTGTCACCTTTTAATCCACGTGGACCGTCAAGTCCCATATTACCTTGTGGACCAACTTCTCCTTTTAATCCTTGTTCACCTCGTTCACCAGTATCACCTTTAACACCACGTTCACCTTGTGCGCCTGTAGCACCGATAGGACCTCGCAAGCCTTGTGCGCCTGCGGGTCCTTCTACGTATTCAACTATCGGCTGTTTTGTTTTTTCTTCTAAAAAAGATACTAACTCAGTTTTTAATTTCTGTACTTCTTTTTTAGTATATGCAACTGATGTTGCAATTGCGACAGCATCATTTAAATTGATATTATTTTCCTTCTTTGTCACCTTTAGCCTCTTCAACTAATGTTCCAAAAAATGCTGTCATTGATTTTGCTAACTCTCTTTGGTCAGTATCATCAATTTGCTTTTCAGTTTCTTCTTTCTTTACACTCACAACAACTGGTATTGTTTGTGGTTGTGGTGGGGGTGGAGCAACAGGCTCTTCTACTGGATTGTCTTCAGCTTCTGCGGCTTCTTCTTCCATTTGTTCATTAATCTCTTTGATATCATCTTCAGATTGTTGAAGAACATTCTTACGAACATATTCAACAGAGAAATACTTACCAACGTAATTGTCAATGTCAGAAAGAATACCCAAACGCTCTTTCATAATTTCAACGTTCTTTAATTCTGTGAAGTGTGCATCTGATTGGAAGTCATAGCTGATTTCTTCTTTCATTTGTTCCCACTCTTTGCGAGTGCATACGCCTTTAAGAAGCAATTGTGTTTCCAATAGTTTATCAAACAAGTGTGAAAATCTTAAACGCAAACGTGAAACAAACTTACCAAACTTCAATTCATCTCTAGTAATTTCAGATGCACGACCCAAAGAGAATCCATTGTCAGACTCTAAACGTGAAACTGGAACATTTAATGCCTTGAACATTTTCTTTTGAAAGTATAGTACGTCTTCAATCTCACCAAGATTCTGTCCACCTTGTAGTGTAGTGATCTCTGTGCCTTTACCACCTTCTCTACGTGGTAACCAAAAGTCTTCAAGCATTGTTTGATAACGTCTGTCATCACGAATCTCACCAGTGTTTGCATCATAGACTAGTTTGTTTTTGTACTTCTGCATGATTTCACGCAAGTACTGTTCTGCTTTCATCTTAGGCAAATTACCAACGTCAATGTAAAAAATTCTACGTTCTGGTGCTCTTGCAATACGATAGATGACTGTTGCATCTTCGAGCATACGTAATTGATTGAGTGGCTTGATTGCTTTGTGTAAATGTGAGATGATAACTTTACCATCTTTGTCTGTTAATCCAGAGTGTGTGTAAGAGATTGCATCGGGTGCAATCTTAATGCCCTGATTACCATCATTTGCAAATCCTTTATCGGAATAGATAAAGTATTCGTTATAATTTGTTATTGGATTTAAATTTCCTGTTGCAGGATTTTTTTGTGCTTTTTTAGCTTCACGTACTTTACGAATTTTACGTGGATCGATATATCGAACTTCTTTTAATCCTTGTCTAGGATTCTTGTCATCAATCATCATGTGATAATATAGCCTACCATCAACGTACCATCTACGAAAGATATCGTAACCTTGATTGTTGAAGTCCAACAGTTTCATTACATAATAGAACTCATCACGAATTTTATTTTTAATAGACTCTGGTTGTTCTAGTTTGTCTAAAATAACTTGAACTGGATAGTCACTATCATCAAATACTAATGATTCATTTACAATGTATTCAATTGCCGCATCACATTCTGGTTGTAATGCCATCTCACGATATTTTTTAATTAAGTCGGAATCGCTTCTAATGTGCCCTTCAAGGTCCATGTAAGTGCCATAGATTCCACCACCCGAAATTGGAATTGCGCCATCATCATCGGTAGAAGGAACAAAGGATTTTAATTGTTCAGATTCGGCTTCTTCTTTGCCAATCTTATATCCAAAAAGTTTGAATGCCATATATGATCTCTCTAAAAAAAATGGGGGCGTAATAGCCCCCATTGTTGACAACTATTACGCAATTATTTATACTGCGTAAAAATCAGCATCACGTTATGAAGTCATATCTGCGGCCGCTTGGAATCCTTCATCCTTATTGCCCGCTTGTAAATAGTGATATTGGAAGTTAACTGTAAATTCTGACAATGTATCTGTACTATCAAAAGACAAATCTAATGCACCAACGTCTGTTGGATATGCATCTACTAATTGATATTGTCTAGATACTGATCCATCAGCTTTTAAGTGTTTAATTCTAACTGTTGAATAATAGTCTGTTGCGGTAGATTTAGATGTAGAATCATAATTTGATGTAGACACAAAGTTTACCCAAGCATTAAATGCATTACGCATTGTATGATTTTCATCGTTAATGACTGTTACTGTCCAATCTGCAAATGTTCTATCTCCAGCAATTTTAATTCTTCTTCCTGCTCTAAAAGGAACTTCAATGACACCGATAGTAAAACCTGGTACGGCTGCCGCTTTACATAAGAGTCCCATGTTTGTAGAGAATGCAGTTTGACTTCCAGATACGGCAGTAATAACAGCAGTAGGAAATGTCAAGTCTATTTGGAATAGATTGGCTCTAGCGCCTTTGTTTAATTGTGTTTTTAATGTTGATATTGTTGCGAATGACATTTTGGCTCCTTATTTTTATACGTTATTGCCAGCAAGTTCGTTAGTCGGAGTGCCAATCTCAAAATAGTCGTATGTCCAAGTTACTGTGTAATCTTCTACAGCATCTGTGGTGTCATAAGACAAATCGATTGATGAAATGTCGCTTGGCCAGCAATTAATTAGTTTATATTCACCAGCATTAACTGAACTTCCATCTTCTCTTAATTGAAAAACTTCAACTGTGCCATATAAACCTTTTGTTGCCGTAGTGCCAATAGATAGTGATCCAGCGTTTCTGTTACCAATAACGCCCCCACCAAAGTTGACTTTGACAATATCATTCTGCCATCTTTCTAATACCGAACGTGATTTGAAGTCTTCATCGTTAAGGATTGTTGTGCTGTATTCAGAAAATACTCTGTCTCCACCCATTTTCAAGCGGCGTCCAGCATTCATAGGAATTTCAATTGTTCCTAATGTTGATGATGGCAACGATGCCGCTCTGCACAAATATTCAACTGCGGCTAAATCATATCCCGTTGGCGCACTAATTTTAATTTTAAATAGATTAGGTCTTGACCCTGCGCCAATTGCTGACCTAAATTCTGATATCTTAAATGACATAACTTTCTCCTTTGTTATCTGTAATTATTTATCCCACAATTTCATTGAATGTGGCAGTACCTCTTACAGAAACGAAGTTAAGTTGAATGAAGTTAACAGAGCGAACTGGTTGTACGAAAATGTCGCATACAAATTCATTTGCATTTACAACGTCTTCTGGATTATTTGTTGCATCACAAATAACTCTGAATGCTGTAATACCTCTGCGTGATTGAACACTTCTTAAGTAAGGAGTAATCAAATTCACAAAGTTTGAACGTGTTGTGTCATCGTTTTGGTCAAACAATAAATTGTCTGCGGCTTGTCCAATTGTCTTTTGTAACTCAATAAACAATCTACGAACATTAAGTCTGTTTGTAGATGTATTTCTTAACGTGAATGTCTTGTCACCAAACAATACTGTACCACGACCAACTTGTGTGATAACTGGATTAACTGATGCACGATACAATGTATCACGTTCAGTTTGATTTGGATTGAAAGCCAAACGAACTAAGTTTTGGATACGACCAGCAACGAAACCAGCTGGAGACAACCATGGCTCACGATTCAAATCGTTACGTGCAACACAACCTGCAATGTCTGCATTCAATGGTACATAAACATATGCGTCATTGTATTTGTCGTATTGATATTTCCATCCGCTGTCTGCGACAACATATGTTGAACGTGTGATAGTGTCTGCCCATGAACTGATAGCAGTTGCTTCAGAACCAGCATTGTTAACTACGTTTGCTCTCAATGGAGAAATAGCAATTACAACGTCTTTTCTAATATCGGCAACGTCAGCAATAATTCTATTAATTACTGTTGCGTTTGATTGACCAGCGATAATGATTGAAGCAGGGATTTCAGATTTGTTAGCAAATTCTGCATATCCAGTAGTACGATCACCGTCAGATACTGTAGTACCATCAGAACCACCAGCAAGTGTATATACTTTTGGTGTAGTTACTGATGTGTATGTTGTTGCGGCACCAGCTACTAATAGTGCAGTACCCCAATTTGATCCTGCCGCATCGTGGTCTGTCCAACGAATCCAATTAGATTGGTCATTGATAACATCTTTGTAGTAGTTTGATCCACCATTCTCACCTTTAGCATTCGATGCTTTAGATACTGCGGAAAACTTCTCTAAAACTGTTCCTGGAACTCCTGTGATATCACCAGTTCTATCAATAACGGCAACGTGCAATTCATCGCCAGATGCGCCAAGAGTAGATGCGGCTGGTGATGTTCCTGGAGCCGAATTGAATTCACCGTAATATTCCCAACGGCGAGTACCAGAAGCGGCTGTTGCGCCAGTTAAGTGAGCGGCACTTAATGTGAATGATGTTGCGTTAGCGATAGCAGAAACTTGATTAGTACGACCGTTAAGAACAACTAAATCACCAACTTGCAACTGTGTGTTAGCAGTAGAACCAGTACCTGTAACAACTGTTCCACCAACAGCAACAGTAAATGTTCCAGTTAGTGTTGAAGAAAATGCGGCTGAACTTGGGCAAGCAGATACTTTAATCGCATTACCTAAAGCACCAGCGTACTTAGCAATCCATGGACCATTATCAAAAGATGCTGTATTTAAATATACGTCATCATTCTTAATTGATAATCCTGTACCTGCTGTGTTAGAACCTGTTGTTGCTTCTGCTGTTGCATTTAATGCTGTGTTTGCGACACGAACAACAAACAATGGAGATGAATATCCCAAAAAGTTTGCGGCAGACAAGAAGTCTACGATATTATTTGTATTTGGTTTACCATATTGAGCAACCAAATCAGATTCCGAAGTTACCTGAGTTGGGAATTCAATAGGACCCCAATTGAATTGACCAGCATAAGCGCCGGCTGTGGAAGCGACTGACTGATTAGATGCGACCAAATCTTGTTCGGTGATCTTAACGCCTGGTGAAATGAGACTTATAGCCATTGAATTCTCCTTGTTATAATGTTTTTTTTGATGTTGGGTTTCTTTAATTTATTTATAAAAAATCAGTTTTGTGAGTTTCCCAAACTTGTCCTGAAGCGTCTTTAAAAAATGCTTCTTCCTCTCCATTATTTATAAAACCAAAAGGTGTTACTTCTTCCTCAATCATTTTTATTCTCGCTTCATACAGTTCTTTTCGAATGTTGATATTTGTCAATTCTTTAAAGTATGAATTTGTTGTCAACCATGAGAACAGAACTAAAGGCATAACCAAATCATCGTGATATCCTTCATCCGCAGAGTAACTATTCTTTCTCTCAATAAACGTTGAAATTTCGGATATCGTATCAGCGTCTGTAATTAGGAGTTTTTTCTCTTCAATCATAGATTTGAAGTTAGAACAACCGATACGTTTTACCTTTTTGTCTGTAATAACACCAAGTTGTGTTTTACCTCCACCAAATCCCCCATTGACAACTTGTCCTTGGGGTGTTCTGCTAACAGAAATGATATTTTCATATTCATATTCTGCATAAAGAATCTCTGCAACTTGTTCTGAAGAGTTAATTTCAATTAGAACGTATGCTTCATTGTATTCTTTACCGATTCTGTAAAGTACTGACGGATACAAAAGCGGACTGATTTCATTGTTTCTGTATTTGCCGACAATCTTGTATGGCATCTGAGTTATGTCAATAATCTGAAATGCTGAGTAATCACCTCCAACACCTTTAGCGGTATCTGCAATGATACAGTATGCGTGATTCTTTTCTACCTTTTCATAAATGTCTAGCCCATCTTTCTGATACATGATAGGTTTAGCAGACATTTGTGCGATAGCGTCAGATGCAATGAGTGTAAGACTAGACCCTAAGAAATTGCATAAAACTTCTTGATTAAACTTCAACTCACCAAGCAATCTTCTTTGTTCAGATGCCCAATTCTCATCACGTCCAGGAATCTCCCAATAAGGAATGAATAGATTGACGAACCCGTTTCTATCGTTCTCTGCGTCATTCCAGAACTTCCAGAAGTGGTTGTATCCTAGTGGGGTAGAACTTAGCAGAATCTTTGTTGTTTCACCAGCAGAAATCGTAGGATAAACTGAGGTAAAGAATTGTTCTGCTACATTGTTCGGTATGATAGCGGCTTCGTCAACGTACAATAAGTTAACTGACTT